TGTCTCTGGGTTCTCCCAGACGTTCACCTTGGCCGTGTCGGTCGGCTCGGTTGCCGGGGCCGTTGCAACAGGCTCCGGGGTGGACGGCGCTGCGGCGGGTGCCACGTCGGCCGGGGTGGGAATCGGCTGGTCGCTCATCGAACGACCTCCACCGTCTGCTCAAAGGCGAGAACGCCCGCGGCGCCACTCTCCTTCTTGAACTCGGCCCAGTCCATGTCTCGCAGTTCGTCGAAGTCGTCGACCTCGTCGAGCACGATCAGGAAGCCCTCGTGTGAGGAGTCTCCGAGTTTGGACGTGGTGGTGGGAGCGATTTGCAGACGCATAGCAGTGCCCTCCTGGGGCGTTGTTGGACACCCCTTGGCCTGCAAGGGGATTGGCTGTTACTCGCCGAGGAACTTGCGGATCTCGGCAACCCGACGAACGCGCCAAGCGGCGGCCTCGGGAGTCTGTGCAGGAGGCAGAGCCTCCAAGAGTTGAAGCTGAAATCGCTGGTTCTCCGGCGTCACACCGGACGGCTTCGCGTACGTGTCGCCGCGCTTCGACTTCGACGACTTGCCGGGCGCACCAGTCACAGCCCGCCCCTCGATCGCCTGACGGAACGCTGCGCGCGCATCTGCGCCGCTGCGGCCCTTCGTCGCCTTGTCCCACGTCACCATCGCGTCACGGACGATCTTGGGCGGCTCATACTGGCCCCAGACCGGCTCGACGCCACAGCGGCAGTCGCCGCCAGAACCGTTCGCCTGCTTCGTGTGCGCACGGAAGTTCGCCGACGAGCGCGACGCGTAGAGCACGCCAGCGCCGGCACGAATCGCCAGCATCAGACAGAACGAACACGCACCCGCATTCGGGACGCGAGCCCATCCGCGGGCCTCGGCGTCAGCGCGAACCGCAGACAACATCTGCCGGCGACCCTCATTGAGCACCAACTGCTCAACCCTCGACCCGAGCACGTCCACGCCATCCACGACGCGAGCCGCAGCAGCCTCCACGACCGCCTGGTCGATGAAACCTGGCGGCGTCGACGGGATCGCCCTCACCGCAACGCGGCCCTTGACCTTCTCCGCACGCAACGTCTTGAACCACTCAGCCGCGGCGCCAGAAGCGGCACGACCATACAGCTCCACGATCGCCTCGACGACCTCACGGAACGACGGCACCGTCGACAGGTCCGTCGCGTCGAACGACGACCACGCCTGCGCCGCAAGCGGAACAGCCAGCGCCGCAATGGCCTCCTGCTCGGCCCGAGCCGCCTCAGCCTGCGGCGACGCCATCAGCGTCACTCACCGGCTCGACGGGACGGGTCGCACGGATCTGCTCGCGAACCTGCTCCTTGGCGACACGCTGGTCCTCAGCGGCCCAGTCCTGCTCCATCTGCGCCCGCTCCACCGCATTGAACCCGGCATGCTTCAACGTCACATCAGAGCGCGGCGGGATCGCGCCAGCCGCGACAAGCTTGGAAATGTCGTCAGCCGTCTTGCCGGGCATGATCGGCGCCCAGTCGGTCACGGCCCGCTCGAACTCGCGCGGCAACGCCCCGTTGTTCTGGAAACGAATGCCGTCCTGCATCGCGGCCACGATCGACGTACCAAACTGGCGCGTCATCGAGATCGCGCGACGGTTCCGGCGCGTCTCCATCGAGTCCCACGCCTCAGACGACGTCGGATTGCCCTGCGTGTAGAGACCGAGATCCTGCGGCACCGCCGCGAGGATGCCAGCAGCCTGCGAGGCGTACATCTCCAGAACCTTCGTGAAGGTCGCCGGGTCATACGTCGTGAGCTGCTTCAACTCAGGCGCATTACCGTCCTCGTCGCGCTCCAGCGCGTTCATCATCGACATGTACGTCTCGAGGGCGCGCTTCATCTGCCCGTCAGGCCCCTGGAAGTCCGACAGTGACGCGCCAAGAAGCCACAGACGCGGCACCGAGTAAAGCTCAGAAGCCACCTCGAGCCCCATCAGACGCCGGCACGCGTTCGTGATGACAGACTGAAGCTCGGGCGTGATGTTCGAGAACCCGTCACGCTGGTTCGTGCGCGCCGCATTCGCCATCCGATGCACCGGCACCCGACCAAAGCCGTGCTGGTCGCGGTTGACGAGCTGCCAGACCTTGCTCTCATCCTCCGCGATGGTGATGGTCTGCTCCGGCAGCATCAGTGCGGCGTGCCTCTGGTCGTCGACGACGTAGGACTGAAGTGCCGCCTTCGCAGTCGTGCCAGTCAGATCCCACAGAACCGCCATATTCAGCGGAGACTCAGCCGTGATGAGCGGCAGACCGCCACCTGGACGCGAACCGACGAGCCAGTACGCCCGAGCGAACGACAGCGCGTCCGTGAACGCCAACGACTGCTCAGACTCGAGCCCATTACCTGCCCAGAGTTCGCCCAGATCGGGATTCACGTCCGTGTCGCCCGGAAGGCGGAAACCCTCAACGGACAGCCGCTCCACGTACGGGTCGACCGCGATACGCGCCCAGCCAACCAGAGCCGTCAGCTTCGACGCGAGGTCGTCAGGGATCGCGATGTCGAGGTTCCGAATGATCTGCGCTCCCATGTAGAACGAGTTCGCGCACTCCATCTCGACCCGGTCATGCTGCGCCCGGTTCTGAAGCGCCGCGATCATCTCGCGCTCACTGTCGGACAGCGACAGTGACGGCAGGACCGGAATCGACGTCGGAGAGAACTGCGGCACCGTCATCCAGTGCCCGCCATCGAAGGAGAGTTCGCCCACGCGCCAGCCTCCCTCACTTGTCGAAAACGATGACGCGCCCCTGACCTGGGGTGCCCTGCTTGATGCTGAGTTGGTAGATGCGGCGCAACATGCGCGCACCGACGAGACAGATGGCGAGGTCAATCTTGCGGGCGGATTCGCGGTGCTCCTTGCGGATCGACACGCCCCACTTGCCCGGCGCGCGCTTCGCGTTCCGCATGTGCTCCGAAAGCACCGCCGAACGCTTGAAAATCACAGCGCGGTCAGCGGGCGGCTTCTGCGACTGCTCCTCGAGCTCGCCGAGCGTCTGACCGCAGCCCTCGACGAAAACCTTCTGATTCAGGTCGAGCGCCATGTCGAACGCGACAGCATGAGCGCGATTCCCCGTCTTGACGGGATGACACTTCAGCCGGCGGCCATGCCTGCGAGACCACTCATCCACGAGCGGCCACCAGAATCGGTTGTCGCCCTCGGTGGACTCGTCATCCTTCGCATGGGACGGGTCGAACCAGAACGCCACGACGCGGAACTGGTTGAACGCCTTCACCACGGCCACATCGACCGCGTCACGGTCGACGATCTGGCCCTTCTTCGGCAGCTGGAAGTGCAGCACCTGGCACAGCCCGTCAGAGACGCGGCAGGCCACGATGCCCGTACCGTCATCACTCTTCGAGCCGTCGCCGAACAGGACGACCGTGTCGCCATCCTGCAAACCATCATCGCGAGCGCCGGCCGCGACATCCTTCGGGTCCGCCCAAGCATCCTCGGCCGCAGTGATCTGGTTGTACCACTTGCGCCGCGACTCACTCGGCGGGTTCGCCGGGTTCTTGATCGAGTTCAGGATGCGCTTCACGTTCAGCCACACCGAGTCACCGCGGATCGCCTCAACCACGCCCGGCGCGGCCTCGACAGTCAGCGGCGCCTCAGGAGGAGCCTCGAGCGAGTCGTACAACATCCCGAAGTCCGCCGCCGTCGGCGGCTGACAGTCGATACAGTCCTCAGACCACCCGTCATCGCCCGAGTGCGCGTCGCAGCGGCTCCCGACAGTCTTCTCGTAAGCCTCACGAGCCCGCTGCCCCACCGAGTCCTCACCGGGCCGGTACGCGTTGCAGATGTCGAGCTGGCGGGACGGGGCGAGATCCTCATCGGCCTTCGCCATGTTGCCCTCGATCGCGCCCGCAAGCGCGTGCCCACCGTTGCTCTCGTTCCAGTTCTGCGTCTCATTGCGGATAATCAGCGTCGGACGTGGACCCTCAAGCGACATCACCGACGACGTCACGGCCTCGATGTGCGCCACGTCGCCACGAGCCCACACATCGAGCTTGCCGACCTGCAACCCGTACTTGCGGCGCGTCTCAGGCGGCACCAGGGCCGGGAACAAAGGCATCGTGTTGCGCTTGATCTGATCCTGACTCACACCGACGATCTGCACGTACGGCTGCGGAATCTGCCGGCCGAGCGGGACGTCACCGTCCCAACGGTCAAACATCGCATCCTCGGAGCAGATGTGCGTCGTCGAGTCCGTGACCGCGAACGGGTCTTTACCCCAACCCTTCAAGCGCTGAAGCACCTGCGTCGGGTAAAGGAAGCTTCCCGTCTCCGGGTCGATCGCGTCATGCCACAGCAGAAAGCGGGCCTGCTCGAGCGTGTAGACCCACGAGCCGCCCTTGGGGGACGTCAGGTTGAGCCCAGCCCATGCAAGGTTCCGCCAGCCGAGAGTGAACGCCGGCAGCGCCCACCCATTGTCGTACTGCCACGTCGGGCCGATCTTCACCGGCTCCCACGCGAGACCAGTCGGCGGCGCAGCGTTGGCGAGTTGATCCTCGTACCACGCGATGACCTCGCGGTAAGCCGAGTCCTTCGGGCGAACCTGAGAAGCGGCCCGGAGACTACGCGCCACGACTACGGACGCCAGGCTGCCATGACGAGTTCGCCGCGTCACGGTTCTGGTTCGCCGGAGCAGCCGACGCTTCGTCCGGCAGTTTAAGACGCGCCAACAGGCTCGCCTTCTGAGCCTCCTGCGTCCGCAACTCACCAATCAGAGGGTGAATCACATCCTGACCCATAGAGCCCTTGGTCAGCATCGGCCGGCCGTCAGCCTCCCAAGCCGCCCGCAAGTCGCTAATCATGTCCGCAGCCCGAGCCGCACCCAACAGGGTCGCCCTCTCATCAGGGCGAAGCTCATACTTCCCAGCGACCGACAACCACAGGTCACGCCCGGCCTTGCCGAGCCCCTCGGGAACCTTCTTCTTGGACATGAGCCGCCTCCTGGGCGAGTCGGAACCGCTCCACCTGGGCGCGGGGCATGTGGTCAGGCCACATAGGTTCTGCCGAAAAAACAGGCTCGAGACGCACGCAGGCTGGCGATTGCT